AGCGTTACCGGAAATGCCCTCGAAGGGCAGATTCATCAGGATACCGGAAGAGCCTGCATACAGCTCGATGATACCCGACTTGTAAACGTCGCCAGTCTCGAGTTTGGCGGCCTCAAGGAGAGTAAGTGCCATTTCGTTTTTACCTCATAGGTTTAGGTCTAAGAGGCGCAGACGAAAAAAGCCGCGCCCCAGGATTATCTCAATCCAAAAGGCACGGCCTTCTGATGCTAAATCACTGATCTAGCAAATATGACCTTAGATTAGCCAGTGTTTAATGCAATGTCAAGCCTTTGACGCACGCCCTGCATTCATGCGTTCCATTGGAGACATTTTCATAATGGCATCATTTCCGGGCACTGTCTTTTTACCTACCCCTCCAGTACCGTTTGCCTTGCTTCCAACAATAAGTGGGGCAAAAGCAGGGCTTGCTTCAATCTCCTTTTGCAGCTCATCAAGAGTCTGCGCCGATGGTTTCCCGTCCTTGTCCAGAACCCTGATAATTGGCGCGTCTCCTGACATATCGACAGACAGGCGCTTTTCAATGTGAGGCAGCAGGACATCGGCAGACCCAGGAACCGCAAGAGCGGACGCAATACGCTGCGATTCTGCTCCTACCGTCATCTTATTAATCATCTGCTGATATTCCGTCAGCTTCTGATCCCGCTCTTTAGTCGCGCTCTCAAGCTTTTCAGCCCATGATTTCTCCAGTGCCTCAACATCTCCGCTTTTCTTGGCGGCATCCTCAGCGGCCTGCTTTGCAGCCTTCTCCTTCTCCTTCAGGTGCTTTTCAACCTCCTTATGCTTGGCCTTGAATCTTTCCAGTTCCTCTTGCAGTGCGGTAAACTGCGCAGGATCAATGGCAGGCTTCTCTTCCTGATTGGTCTCTTCGGTGGTCTCTTCTTCGCTCATTTATTTGCTCTCCCGGTTAATCAAGCCCTGCTCGCTGGAACGCGACAGGTTCTAATTTCCGCATCTCATCCAAGGTCATCGGCTCAAATCGTCGGCCTATCTGTAACTCTGCGAATCGCTCAGCAGATAGACCGCCATCGTTCAGTAGCTTGGCCCTGATCGGGCCTATGATGCTCTCTTGCACGTCGTATGGCTGTCTCTTTAGCCATCCGTAGTAGGTCTCATTGGCTGGCACATATCCAGCCTCTCCGGTTTCAGGATCTCTCTCCCTACGTGTCGCGCCTTCTTCCAGAGTTTTGAATCTGTCGCTAAGGACTGCTACCGTACTACTCCTACATGCCTGATGAGCTGGCGGCCTCGGTCCTGAATCTAGCGGATACTCCTGTCCATCGAGTGATCTGCACAAAGTCGAGGTCCGGGAATCTAGCGTACTTACCCACCGAACACGACTCACAATGTCGCTATTGGCCTCCCACGTTGCCTGTCGTGCCTGATTAGCAGCATGCTGTAGCGATGTCCTTGCCAGCACCTCTAGTCCCCTTGCAGACTGTCCGCTTGGCCCTACAAAGTCCCGAATATCCCTCACGATCTGCGCCGTGGTTCTGCCCTGCGCAAAGCCTAGCGTCAGGATGCCAGCCGTCTGGTTGATCTGTTTGGTGGTCCAGTCGGTATAAAAAGCATCCAGCAGCTTGCCACCGTCTGGCCCTGATACCTGTAGCGGGTTGGTATACACTGCGCTTCTTAGCTGTGTCTCGCTTGGTAGGTCAAAGTCATAATTGACAGTTACCTCGCTCAGATTCCGCGCCTCAAATCCCGCCTCGTAATCCGCAAGGTCGTTTATCTGCTCATGCCATGCTCGCTTGATCTTGCCGTTATAGGCCCGTGACATGCTGTTTCGTATAGCCGTCAGCTCCTTGTTCAGCCTGCGCCGGTCCCACTCAGATATATCCTCACCTTCCAGACGGGAAATTATACCTTTCTGCATCGTCTCCAATAAAGGCAACAGGTCTTTGACATATCCAGACTTAAGCCGCTCCAGGTGCGCAGCGTGGCGCGTCGTGGACTCAATCAGTTGTGGGGGTGTTGTCGGCATTGGGTGGCTCTGTAGTCAGAAATAGAACGCCGGATGTCTTGCCGCAACAGCGACATTCAATCTCCATTGAGATCAGCATAAAGAAATGCTGACACCCGCATTCACACTCGTATACCTGCTCGAACTTGCGCGGCTTGAACTCGACTACGTTGTCGGTCATGCCTCGGCACCGCTCACCACGGAAACCTCTTCAGCGAACTCTTCCACAGTCTTCTCTCCATCCTCTAGTCCATGACGCTGCAACCACTTGAAATACGTTGACATAGGCACAGCACCCTGTACAAACCCGGCTACCATAGCTTGGATGTCCTGCGCCGTAGCGGTTGGGGAGACAAAATCCATGGTGGTTTCAAACGATATTCCATCTGTCTCCGATACGTTCATGTACCTGGCCACCCACTTGATGCACTGGGTATAGGCCTCGGACAGGTTGGAGCTAATCAGGGACAGAACAGAATGCTGAACACTGGCGTCCTGCCCTGCCTCGTATGCTGTCTTGGCGGCGCTGCCTGGCTGAATGAACCTCGCACCTAGCCCGATCATCATGTCCAGCTTGGAATCCATCGCCTCTCTGACCATCGTATTCGGAGGAGCAGCAGCATAGTCGAATGTCCCGCCCTCTGGAACAGCCAGCATCATACGGGAGCCAACGTACATATTATTGGCCTTCATCAGGTCGACGTGGTTCTGGTTAACGCCAGACATCCACGCCTGTGCCTGGCCGCAATACCAGACATTATCTTCGTAGTCTGCCGAGTTGCGGTAATGGCCCTTGTTGATCTCAGCCAGCGACAGCATGGGAGGGGTGTCCACAGAAGGTGAATTGTTCTCTGAGCCGACAAACACGCCGGGGATTTCATCCCACTGCGAACCAGACCCATCGGTAGGTATGGACTCGCTGTAAATCTGCCACTCCTTGTCCGTTCCGTTGGCGTCCTGCGCCTTTCGCCATTTGCGCACCACGAACACGCCATCTTGTAAACGCAACTCAACAAGCTGATCGAATGTCTCTACCTCATACCCTACTCGCTCGGTGATCTGCTCCTGATATACCACATAGCCGAGTTTAGTCTGTGCGCCTTCCGTCACCACGTCCCAGTCAATGACCTGTTCGGCTTCGATCTTGTGGATGGTGGCGAATACCCTAAGCTGCGCCATATCATCACGGCTGACAGCGCCCTCTGTCTCTGGATAGGTGACGAACAAGAAAGCACGGCCCTTTTTGATCACATCCTCGCCGGTATCCTGTGACTGCTGGTAGATCGACACGCCAGCTCCGTCCGCGTTCTTGGTGAGGTATTCGAGAGAGGCTGGTACTTCGACTTTCGGCCATTTGGAGAACAGCAGGCCATTCAGCCCACGTGCGGTATATCCGGCTACAGCGTAGAAAATTGCCCGTTTGCGGTACTGCTTGTTCCGCACCTCGTTATCTTCTGACTCATCCTTGGGATTCAGCTTGATAAGATACTGCTCTATATCCTCACCCTCGCAGATATGGTCGATTAGCTGCCACTTATCGAGGTACTTTTGATAGTCAGGGTGCTGATTGTCGATTGCCATTATATCGCCTCTTAGTGCGCTGATCCTATGCCAGTATACACCACCGGTTTATTAATCTGGTATCGCCTGTGCAGGAAATATCCGAATCCATCAACCCAGTCATCAATCGCCGGGTGTTCGTCGTATTTCTCTGGCTCGCCTTTCTTGTCGTAGCCTTGCATCTCCAGGGCGTCGGTCAGGTTAGGACATTTGTTGGTATTGATCCTAAGCCGCTCATGGGCCAGTAATGCGTTAACAGCATTTACCCGATCCCTTACTCCTGGGTTAGACATTGGGGCGTCCACCTGTATTCCAGCCTGCTCGATAATGCCGATGTCTGACAGGCTGGCGTTCGTTCTGCCGGCTTTACCGCTGGCATCTGGATACACGGTAATGCTGTTCCCTTTGTAGCGTGTAAGGTTGTTAACAAAGTCCCGCGTGTCATGGCTAACGAACTCATCCACGGCTATTGGATTCTTGCCGTCTATAGCAAATGCCACGGCGCAGCACCCGCCGATATTGAAGTCTAGCCCAATATGCAGCCGCTCGCCTTTCTGGATCGTCCTGTCTGTGTGGTGCTTGTTCCGGTCGAAGAAGTGGTACACCTTGTTCTGGTGTAGGCTGACGAACTCGCCATTCAGGTACATATCCGCCAAAACAGGGTCGTAGTTCGCCCTGATCTGCTCAATGTACCCATCTGGCAGGAATGGATTAGACGCCGTTGCT